AAACCGGCGGAGAGCACTGGGCAGTCTAGAATTACTGTGTCGCTTAAGTCTTTTACCTTATCTATAGATTCGCATATTTGATCTATTTTTTCATAAAAATTATTATAAGAAACATAGATGTGAGCTGAAGGTAGGCCAAGTACCTTTGCAACATGTTTTTTTTCATTAAAAGAAACTGTAATAAACGGATTATTTTTTACATAGAACTCTACAAACGATTTAAATACTATTTCATTTACATGAAAATAGTTCTCCAAAGTTGATGAATTAAAGTAGATAGATTCATCATTAAATATTGAAAGATTTAATTCATCATCTTTTTCAGCAGAAAAAACAAACGAAGATGGAACAGCCTTCATGTATGCGGGGTCGTTAATAGAAAAGGACTTTTTCATATCTTCAACAAACTGCAATGGCACCCCCTTACCACCTGGATCGCTGAGTGAGAGTAAGGCTGTTTTAGGAAAAGATACAAAAGCATATTTATTTTTCCCAAGCATTTTTTTTGTAAGGGTTTGTATAGTCTGCGTTTGTGATGTTATTTTTACTTTGCTTTTCATATTATACTCCAAAATTTCCCCATGTAACTAGTGTTGGATTTGAGTCTGTTATGGATTCTATATGTTTAATATTATGGAACTCTCCTCTATCTATTGTTGAATATCTTTCATACTTAGATTGTTTGTCTTCGTCTTTTTCGTAACCCATATGTTTCATGATTAAACCAGAATTTAACCAGTAGTTTCTTTGGCTAATCCAATCACGCACGTAAGACGGTTCGGAACCACAAGCTAATTTTCTATTTAAAAATCCGCCATTTTCTTTAAACCTAAATATTCTTGAGCTATTATTGGGAGCCCAAAGTTTATCTTGTCTATACTGATTTTGATTCCACATATGATAAAATCTTACGTTAACAACATCAAATTCAGATCTACCTAAAACTTCTCTTATGTCTAAGCTATCTAGCTGATCTTTTCTGTAGAGCATCTCATCGCAGTCAATTGCGATTATCCAATCTCCAACATTGGCAAACTCGGATAGATTACCCCATGCAAAAGCTCGAAGCTGACCTTCGTGTTTTGTGAATAAGGGCTCTGGGGTTTGAAAGGTTGTGCAATACTTTTTTGCTATAGAAAGCGTATTGTCTTCCGAACAATCATCAGTAAAGATGATATGATCAACCTGTTTAGAAAGTCTTTGAAGAACATCTTCAAGATATCGACCCTCTTCATTTCTGCCTACGACTTGCGCATAAATTTTAAAACTCATAAGTTTCCTAACGTTTGAGTAGAAGGGGGACGCTGATCACACCAGCAGCGCCCCCCCTCTAAATTGATAATTACTAGATTTCGAGCATTTCCCTGACTTCTACGGCAGAGACTCTCTCTACGTCTGTGTTAGTCGAAAGAATTTCACCCTTGATATTTTTGCGACCAAGAGCAACCTTCTCTGCTTCCGACTTGTTCTTTGCTTTAACAAGGAACGAAGTAGTAACCTCAAAGTAGTTGAATTTATTTTCTGACATATTTTTCCTTTATGAGTGTATTGGTTAATTACAGGTAATAATTATACACATAGCTCATGGTAAAAGCAACTTGTACAAAAAAAAAATCAGCCCCCAACATAGGGCTGGAGGCTGATTTTGAGCTATCGGTTTCCGTATTATCTATTATACCAGAACTTTTTGCTCTGGCCAATAGTATGGTAGATTTGTTTCCTCTACAAAATGCAGAGAGTAATACTCCCAATTCTTTCTAAGAAGATTTGATCTATGGCTTCTGTGTAATCTATCATCGCCAAGCCACGATGGCATCTGTGCTTCAATTAATATGTTTTCAAACTGCATTGTGTTCTTAAAACCTCTCTTGATCCATTCTTCAATAGTGCAATTTTGATACAGCTGCAAAGCTGCTTCATACCCTGTCCACATCAAGGTGACAGGATGATTTCTCCAACCTTTTGTTTCTGTTCTATTTAGAAGAATATTAAGTACTTGATATGTTTCGACTCTTTGTTTACCAAGTCGTTTGGAATCAAGAACTTCAACAGATTTTTTAAAATCTGGGAAAGGAAGAAAGGTCTGCACTAGCTACCGTTCTTAAACTCTGTCCAGGTCTTATCGCCTACACCATAGTATTCTCTTGCAAGACCTGCAGTAACAATATCCGTATTGAGACAGTTGCCACCCTCATCCCAAACCCTAGCTAATACTCTACCGTATTTTTCATTCTTATCTAGAATTGTTTCTATTTTAACTTTATGATTTGCGCGAGTAATCCACTGATCGGTAAACTCTTTAGCGGCCAATCCCTTTTGCTTTTCAGCTAAGTCTTTGGTACGACTTTCTGGCGTATTAACGCCATAAAGACGAACTCTACCTTTTCTAAGAGTATCAAAACCAAGGTCAATAACAATATCAAATGTATCGCCATCAACTACCTTCTTTACCTCTGCATTGTATATCCATGGGTTTAATTTTTCTGACATGTTAATCTCTTTCTATTCCTAGTTGATCGCATGCGTTGCGAAATATTGATTGACTTACCTTAAATTGTGCATCGGCATGACTGTAGCCTTCGCCCGGTTTAGGCGATGAAGCATGCCAGCTATGACCAATTGATACGCTACCATCATACACTACATTATATCCTAAATGACGAGCAAAATATGAACACCATGTTTCTTCGTAATAATGTGGAGTTGGCAAAAATGCTCCGACTGCATCAGGGTACAGATCCCTATATTCTGGTCGATAAGTTAAATCATCCCAAACAGATCTTCTTATAAAGTATGCTGATCCAGAAACGGTGACACAATTGATTCTATCTTTATACAAAGAATCAGAAGGGTCCGGCTCCATCCATCCTCTATGTTTTGGTTGCGTATTGGTTCCAATAATACCCGCATGTCTTATCAGACCATATTCATCTCTTTGTTTTGGACCAAGAATATGGATGTCTTTTTCTTCATTAAAGATTCTACATAGCTGAGTGATGTCTTCGTTTGTAAACCATACATCTGCGTTGAGTAATCCTATTACACTATTTGACCCGCGCAAAGCCAGCTTATTGCACGCTGCTGAATAACCAATGTTGTTATTTAAACAGATTCTATCTATAAAATACTTGTCATCATTTGATCTAATCCACTCAATAGTGTCATCAGTAGATCCGTTGTCTGCTATATACAAATTCCAAAATCTCTCACTATTACCGATGCTCTCATGAAGAGTATTCAAAAGTCTTTCTAAAAGAGGTCTAGTATTATAGTTGACGATACATAGATCAATCATTATCAAGCCTATTCTCTACAACACTTTTAAAGGCATTATCTTCGTTCATTCCGAAATCTAAATACTCTTTATATTTTTCGTACGCTTCTTGAACATTCTTTGAATCAAAAAATTCTATAAAAGAGTTATATGGTTTATAATTCTCTGAATTATTAGGAGAATTAAAGTTGTTGATAAAAGTTTCTAGTGGAGTTGAACTAATTGATTTTTGAGTTCTTTTCCAAAAAAGATATAAAGAAATACCAATAAATGCAGTTGCGGTTAAATACTTAACTCCAGAAGTTTTCATCATCCGAATTGTCCTCCGAAGCAATGTATACATTTTCGATTGCTATATTAACCGATGAAATTATCTTGCTATAAATTAACTTATCTTCAGGAGAAGACTGTGCTTTGAGCATATTCGCATAAGTTTTTTGTATGTGAAGAATAACTTGCAGGTCTTCCACTATAAATCCTTGACCCGATTCAAGTTTTATATTAATCTTTTTTTTCTTATTTGTTTTCTTACTCACTGCTCTTTGCTCTCTTTTTTGCTTTTTTTGTTTCTACAATTTCCTCTTCATCTGCACCTTCGCTTGATACAGTATAAGCACATAAATTATCTGTATCTGGTTCAAAGGTAACAAATAAAATTTTTTTATCTTTTTCCGAATAACCCTCTGGTGGAGGAGATTCTATAGCTATCTTCTTAGAAGAGCAACCATAAACTTGACTATGGTTTTTATATACAACTATATAGTTTAATTTTGATGCTGGCATAAGACTACAATATTACCACGATTCCAGTAAGAATACTCAGCATTAGCGCTATTAAAATAGCAGTTATTTTTTCTGATCCAGGGTTTAGTCTGGACGCCGAAAAGTGCATACCAACAGTCCAATTAATGAGAATAACAAAAAGGAATACTTTTATGATATCAAAAAACATATCTTAACCAACAAGTCTACCTATTGTAATTGGGAATTTTTCTTTTGCTAACGCGTAGACTGCCTTAGAGTATTCCTGTATTTCTACTTGGGAATCCTCAGCCAGTCTTTGTGTCAAAAAAAGACAGACTGACTGCAGACTGCACGACCATCTATATACTACATGCATACCATATGCCGGAAGAAATAATCTTGCCTGCTCTGGGGCGACTCCTTGTTCTATAGCCATGTTATACAAAGCCTCCCCCTGCTTAATTAACTTCTTTAGTTCATCGGTCAGCACAGCTCCTTGCCATGGCCCTATAGGGCCTCCAGAGCCTTGTTTTTTATCCTCTGGGGCCATTCTCCATTGATCTGATTCTGGAACATAAAACTCTGGATCCATGGTAATATAGCGTCTAGAAGACTCATTCCAAGAATCCATAGTGTGGTCGGAGCCAACTACATACTTCCAGTGCTGTCTGGCAACCATTAAGGGAGCTTTTATTTCGAACGTTATAAACGCATGCCTAAAAGGCGACATGTGATTTTCTCTTATTAAAAAATCTATTAGCCTCGCATCTTTTGGTGATAGCTCTTGCGATTCTTTGGCAAATGATGCACGAGCAGCGTTGACTACAGAGAGATCGGTTCCCATACAGTCAACTAATCTGACGTAACCGTTACCTAAAACTTGTATTACGTTATCTTTTGTTTCCATTAATCTTCCTCTGGCAAGAATGTAAAGTATTCATCCTCCATTAAGTCTAGCATATAAATATTAAAATCGCTAGATTTTTTGTATAAAGATTTTAACATGTCGTTTATGTCCGGTGGCACTTCGTAGTTTTTATCTTGACAATCAAATAAATTTTTAATAATAATATTTATTTCCTGCACTGAGCTAAGAAGTTCACTATTCAATTCTGTGCAAAATTGGATATAACGGTCAGTACTTATCTTGTTGGAATTTTTTATTTTTTCATAATCAAAATTAGACATTATTTCATTAAATATTTTATTTATTTTTTCTTGATTTTCTCCGAAAGTTATTCATATTACTTTATGTTATCCCTTACAAATTTAACCTCACATGAATCTGTTGTGCAGTATCGCTCACCAATTGCGTCAGCTGCCATACCAGCATAAACACCTGTTAAATCGATTGGAAATAGCTTTTCTGTTTGAGTAAGGTATTCATCTTCTGTAATTTGCGTATATGGCATTTGCGGGTAAGTATCATTACCGCTGGGCAAAAAAGATACAGTCTTTAGCTGGCCATCATGCATGTGAAGTACAGTTCCAATATGTTGAGCTTCAGTATCTTTGTTAAAAGATATTGTAACGGAAACTGAGTTATCAGACCAATATCTTTGCGCTGTTGTGGCTAGGGCCATCTTCTCAAAAATTGTAACATCTTTTTCGGATCTTACTGCTTGAGATTTGATCGGAAAGTATACAACAGAAGTAGTATCTGGCGATTCCGCGGCGGGCTCAACTCTGTAGTTTGCCATCTTAAACAATGGAAGCATTGGGTCTTCGTTTGAGAATCGAATGGTTCTATTGAAGAATTTACCACCAGGAGTCCAGTGAACGCCAGGT